GTTTGATAGCATTACTAAGGAAACAGTTGATAAGCAATTTGAAAAGATTAAAGAATATTTGAGTGTCGTATACACTAGAAAATAAAAGTTTTACTCGGTTCGTCTATCGGTTAGGACATCCGCCTTTCACGCAGATAAGACCAGTTCGATTCTGGTACCGAGTACCAAGTTGTCAAAAGTTGCCGAGCTTCGAATCGGGGGTATCTTGCTCGTCCTTACGCAAGAGGTGTTATTACAGCATTCTGACAATGTAATGACTGTGGTTACTACAGGGTAAAAAAGTGTAACTAACGATGAATTCCAATCGAGGGCTTGAGACAACAAGTAGCTCGTCCTAATTATGGTGAAGTTAGTGTAGTGGTTAGCACCACGGTTTGTGAAGCCGTTAGCATGGGTTCAAATCCCATACGTCACCCCAAGTTTTATGCACCGATGGCAGAGTGGTTTAATGCAACGGATTGCAAATCCGTAAAATCGTAGGTTCGAATCCTACTCGGTGTTCCAAAGTATACCACAAAGTCTATTGACAATGTGTATATATAATGATATACTAGTATCTACTGTTGAGAAACAGCAAAACTTCCGTCTCTCTTGGAGACCCTGTAACCGGTAAGCAGGATTTTTAGTTTAGTGTTATCAGGGTATCGTTAATAGACGTATTAACTATGCGGGCCTAACTGGCGAGGAACAGGTCCTGATATAACTGCTTAGTCGCTTTGGAACGGAAGCACCGGACTCCTAAATCGAGCAGATAATACTTAACAATGGTTTAGCCCTTTTATCCTTAATGGTAGAGGTCCGGTTTTGTAGTCCGGGTGTAGAGGTTCGATTCCTTTAGAGGGCACCAATGGGGGATTGGCGTAATTGGGAACGCAGTAGCTTTGCAAGCTTCAGTCAAGAGTTCGAATCTCTTATCTTCCACCAAATTTTTCTCGGGTTAGTTTAATGGCAGAATTCGTGGTTTGGGACCATGAGACGAAAGTTCGATTCTTTCACTCGAGACCATTTTTATTCCAGTGTAGCACAGCGGTAGTGCAGTTGACTGTTAATCAATTGGTCGTAGGTTCGATCCCTGCCACTGGAGCCAGTTTTGGATGCTTAGACCCGTAACGGTATCGGGGGGAGACTGTAAATCTCTTGTCTTAGGCCTTCTCTGTTCGAATCGGAGAGCATCCACCAAGTTTTGTAAGTGTCAGCAAGAGAATGTCACGCTATAAAGGTTTCTTCGAAGGACTGATATAGTAGAAGGTTAATGGGTTCAACTCCCACCCGCGGGGAACTGCGGAGGTCTGTAACGGAGACTATACTGGACTAGTATTCCAAGTGACGTACCTCATGCCGTCCGGACTCGTATACTCGGATAAATGAGTTGCTATAATTGAGGGGCAACTACTTACAAATTCAATATGCCTGGTTAGCTCAGTGGTAGAGCAATGCTTTTACACGGCGGAGGTCGGCAGTTCGAAACTGTCACCAGGTACCAATGCGTGGTTAGCTCAGTTTGGTAGAGCGAGACGTTGCCAACGTCTAGGTCGCAGGTTCGAACCCTGTACCCCGCACCAGTTTTTTGTTGGGGGTTAGTGTAGCGGTAACACTACAGACTTTGACTCTGTCATCACTGGTTCGATCCCAGTACCCTCTGCCACGTAACGGTTGCTTTTTTCGCATGGGCAGCTATAATTGTATTTTAGATAGGAGATAGAAATGAAAAGTAAACCGATCGTGCGCGAACGTAACTGCTTCGTTCGTCTAGCACTCTTCCGTAAAGCAGGTGTTCATCGTAAGTCTAATAAGGCATTACGTAAAGCACAAAATCAATTACCTATGGGGGTATAACTTAACGGCTAAAGTAGTAGGCTTTTAACCTATTAATCAGAGTTCGATTCTCTGTACCCCTACCAGTTTTCTTTTGAGTGGCCATGTTGTAACGGTTAGCAACAGAGATTGTGATTCTCTTAGTCTGGGTTCGATTCCCAGTGGTCACCCCAAAGAAAATTGCCAAGATAGCTCAGTTGGTAGAGCGACAGACTGAAAATCTGTGCGTGGGCGGTTCGATCCCGTCTCTTGGTACCAAGTTAAATGGAAGATAATGCAGCGGGGTTGGTCCTGCGACTGGCCTTGAAAACCAGGTTCTCAGAAATGGGATGGGGTTCGACTCCTCTGTCTTCCGCCACTATTATGAAAGAAATTATATGTATAATCGTTGTGTAGAGTTTGAAACTCTAAAAGATAAAGTTTTAAAAGAGGTTACTGTTGGTAGCGATAACATCACATTCATTACTGATAATGGTGAAGTATACAACATGTATCACGATCAAGATTGTTGCGAATCTGTTTATATCGAGTCGGTTGTTGGTGATATAGAAGACATAATTGGTGTACCACTGCTCATAGCTGAAGAGTCAACAAGCGGTGAAAATCCAGAAGGTGCTGAGGTATCAGAATATCAAGACTCATTCACATGGACATTCTACAAATTAGCAACTATCAAAGGTTATGTTGACATCCGTTGGTATGGTGAGTCTAATGGCTACTATTCCGAAAGTGTTTCACTATATAAAGCATAAAGAGGTTGTAAATGGAAAGTTTAATCTACCGTTTACGTAAGCGTGCTGAAATACGCAGGCAAATAAAAGATAGAAAATCCGTTCAGGAAAATAAACCTGATCGTATTGCAGACCTATTAGAAGAAGCTGCAAACAGGATTGAAGAATTGGAGAGTGGGCAGGATGGTAATGCAGCGGATTGCTAATCCGTAGACCGTAGTAATACGGTCACAGGGTTCGACTCCCTGACTCTCCACCAATTTAAATGCCAGCGAGACTTGGTAGTCAGAGAGGTCTTATAAGCCTTTTAGCGCCAGATTAGCGTTCTTGAGAGGGTTCAATTCCCTCCGCTGGTACCAATACGGTGATATAGCATAGACGGATATGCACGGGTCTCATACGCCTGACAGGTTGGATCGATACCAACTATCACCACCACACACACGCGTCCTTAATTCAACTGGATAGAAAGCAGGTCTTCGAAACCTGAGGTTGGGAGTTCGAATCTCTCAGGACGCACCATATATAATAAGAATACATCTCGGTAGTGTAACGGCAGCATGTCGGTCTCCAAAACCGTTGGTGGGGGTTCAAATCCCTCCCGGGATGCCAATGCGGGGTTAGTTTAGTGGTAAAACTAGATCCTTCCAAGTTCAAGTCGCGAGTTCGATTCTCGCACCCCGCTCCATTTAAAGAAGTGCATACCATGAAAAAATTAGATATTAGTGAAGTTAAAGCATTTATTGAATCACAAAGCCCTGAGACAAAGATCTACATCGGGGCAGATTCTGAAAGATGTAAGCGTAACGGTAGATGGTATGCAGATTATACTTTAGCAATTGTCGTGCACATTGACGGTCGTCATGGGTGTAAGATTTTTGGTGAGGTTCAGACCGAGGTGGATTACGATGCTAAGGCAAGTAAACCGTCGATGCGTTTGATGAATGAAGCTTATAAGGTAGCGGAACTGTATCATAAGATTGTAGATGTAATTGGTGAAAAAGAAGTGCAGATACACCTTGATATTAATCCGGATATACGTTATAATAGTAGTATAGTGATTCAACAGGCAGTAGGTTATATCAAAGGTACATGTAACGTGATACCGATGGTTAAACCAAACGCTTTTGCGGCAAGTTACGCTGCAGATAGGTTGAAAGAAGTATTAGCAGCTTAGCAGCTTAGCCCAGGTGACGGAATTGGTATACGTGTTGGTCTTAGAAGCCAAATTTTGAGAGTTCGAGTCTCTCCTTGGGCACCAATTTAAATATGGAAAATTATGTTGCATTTAATAAAATCTTTGACAGATAGTTTTATAAACTTTTTGAGTGAAGACCCGGTGCGACCTAATATTCCATATGTTGATCGTGTAGGTGATAATAAAGATATCTTCGTATTGCGTGATGAGAACGATAAGGTAAAAGCAATTACATGTGTAAGCTATCAGGTTAATATCCCTACAAAAGAATCTGAACTATTTGAAGACACAGAGTTGCCTAGCGCCGCCGTATTCTATACAATATGGAGTTATGAGTCAGGAGCTGGTCGCAAGTTAATTTTTGATGCTGTTAAGCATATTAAAGAAACCAACAGCGATATTAAACGCTTTGTAACTTTGAGCCCTAGAACTGAAATGGCAAAACGCTTTCATTTAAAAAACGGTGCTATTGTGTTCAGAGATAACGAAGAGTCAACAAACTACGAGTACTTAAACAACTAATTTTCTGGCGTTCGTTCAACGGATAGGACATCATTCTTCTAAAGTGATTATGGGGGTTCGATTCCCTCACGCCGGACCAAACATTATGATTAAAATATACGATAATTTTATTACCGAAGAGGAATGTAGATATTGGATCGAACAGAGCCCAGTATACAATAAGCCTAACCCTAAAGGTAATGAAGACTGGTTAGAGCGTAATAAAAATATTACAATGCTACCTATTGTAGAAAAAGTTAGACAACATCATAAAGAACATGACGGTCTTGATCTCGAAATACTCGAAGCATCACTTCAACAATGGGCGGATGGTACTGAGGCTGTACCTCATGTGCATGATGAAAAGGGTGGTAGGCTGGGTACAGGGTATAACAGTATCCTTTATCTAAACGACGATTTTCATGGTGGTGAGTTTATTACACCTAAACTTAATTGTAGTATCAGCCCTATCCCAGGTCGTCTTATTATATTCGATGGTAGTACAATTGAGCACGGTATTAAACCTATCAGAGGCAATACCAGATACACTATAATCTTTTGGTGGAAGAAATAAGATTTGCGGGCGTGGTGAAATAGGTAGACACAAGAGACTTAAAATCTCTCGCTTCGGCGTGCTGGTTCGATCCCGGTCGCCCGCACCAACTTTGTTATATAAATAACCCGTCCTAGTGGCGGTTTTTTTATGTTTATATTATAATTATATCATAGGAGTGAATATGAAAGTTGAGTTTAATTCCCTGCATTGGGATAATGTTGATAGTAGAATGCTTGAAG